TGTTTTACTTTTTCCCCTTTATCTCCTTTTTTTAATGACTTCACAGTTTATGTTTATTTTTATATTTTTCTATAAATGATTCTCCAATCCCTAAATCTAAAACTACCCCATTTTTTGGAAATCCTGGGAGTTTCGATTCTTCTAGTTGGTCTATAATTTCATCTATATTTTTTGTTTTATATACTTTCATTTTTGTTTTAGCATTAGATCTATTTGATGTTTTAAATACTAATACTGTTGGGTATATATATGCTTTAGTTCTTCCCCTTTTCATAATCTTTAATTTACAGTTATATCTAAATATAACATCCTTTCCTTAGGAAGCCAAATATATACCATAGGAGGTTTTTATTTTTTTGGTGCGAATTTCTCGGCCCCAACAATCCCTAATCCAGCAATTACTATATACATCATTGACTTATATATAAATTCTTCAATAACAAACCCCCAAAAAAGATTTGCAATAAATCCTACTGCTACTAATAAAAAGGATAATAAGGTAACAACTCTCTTACTTGAAATCCCGTCTTCGGAATTTAGTGTTTTTAATATAAAATTTTTCATTTATAATAAATACTAAGAATTAAGGTTAAAGAATTGTTTTTGAAGTTGTGTTTTATCAAAAGTATCTAAATTAGAATGAGGATTTGAAGAAGGCATATTAGATATAATTTCATCATCTTCATCATAATCACTAACAATATCAAATTTACCTATTGATGTATCAGCTTTAACATTATAAGACATACCATCCATCCCATATCTATTTTTCATAATATGAAATCTACCAGTTCCATTTATCTTATCTTTTGATTTTCTTGAAAGTGACATACAAAAATCAGTAATCATAATTTTATCATAAGAGCCAGCACTTTTATCTCCTTCTATTACATTATCTTTAGCACCCGCCCTATTTACTTGAGATACAGACCATATTGGTAGGTCTAATTCTCGAGCTAATCCCTTAGTATTAGTATATATATCATCAATTTCATACTTTCTATCCACATTTTTCTTTCTCGATGATAATAGATCGACATAATCTATTATGATTAAATCTGGTTTTATATTTAAATCATTACATTTTCTAATATGAGATTCTACAGTATGTATAGAAGTTTTACCCATTGGGAATTCTTTAATTATTAATTTACCTGGGAGTTGAGGTACTATCTCTTCTATTTGTTCCCTATGTTGGGTAATATTGTTAGCTGGTATTTGGGTGAAAAAGGCGTCATATCTTCTTCCAACATAATCTTCTCCTAATTCTAAAGTATAATGAAGAACATTATATCCCATCCTAATAGCATGACCCCCTAAAGCTACTAGAGACCAACTCTTCCCACCGCCAGGGTTGCCAAATATTAACCCAAAGTCTCCATTACCTAAACCACCTTGAAGTAATTCATTTACTTGAGTCCATGGAGTTGGAATGGATTTTCTATTATTTTCTTGGTATCTTGTTTCTATATCTAAATTATACTCGTGTCCTATATTTTTATCTTGTCCAGCCTTTAAAGCATTTTCTACCATTATTTTAATGGAGTCATAATCCCCAGCTTTTAATAAATCAACAGATGAAAGTAATGCTTTTTTAAGTTGTTGATTTTTACAAAAGGTTGAAAATTCCTCTTGAACATATTTTAAATCCTCATCACTTGTAATATAAGCTTCTCTTAAATGTTCCTTAACTGATAATTTTAATACTTCATTATCAATCTTTTTAACTTCTACCTTTAAAATATCTAAACTAGGAGGACAATGATACTTATTGTAATATTTAAGAATTTCTTGAACAATCCATCTATGGGCGTTGTTGGTAAAATCCTCTTCATTTAATATATCATATATATTAGTTAGAAATTCTTTATAAGTTAATAGGGAAGATAATACTTTTATTTGAAATCCGGGGCCGTATTCATCTATTGTTCTAAGTGTCAATGTGTTTTATTTTAAGTTTTTAAAATTTTCTTCTAACCAGTATTCTAGGTTTCTAATCATTCCTCCTAATTTGTCTTGTTCATATAATTCCATAAACTGCTTAGGAAGATAATTTAATTCTCTTGAGATAACAAGCTTATTTAAGTATTCTTTATCTTCTTTTCCTATCATAGGGTTACTTAAATCCATTACTTTATAGTTTTTTTCCAAATCACTTACCCCTTGTATTACTCTAGCATACACTAAATGGTCTTTAAATTTGGCTTCACATATATCTAATATGTCATCAAAAGTAAGAATTTTTTCTTTTAATTCGGGGAACTTCTTTAGAAGTCCTTTTTCTCCTAATCCCTTAACCCCTTTAATTTTATCTGAGGAATCCCCTAATAGGGTTTTATATAGAATAAAATTCTCAGGTGGGATGTTGAATTTATCTTTAAATACCTGTTGAGTGTAATATTTTTTCTCAATAGGTCTATATACCATTACATTCTCAGAAATTAATTGAAGGAAATCTTTATCACTTGAAACTATAAAAACTTGGTCTGTTTTTTTCTTTGGTAATATTTTACTCAGATAAGCTATAATATCATCAGCTTCTGATTTATCTAAGGATAAAGTAGTAACTGGAAGTGTTTTTAAATATTGAATTATTCTGACTAGTTGATCTATTTTAGAATCATCTTCTTGATCTAGATTTTCAAAGGCTTCCCATTGGGTAATTCTTTGGAGATTTCTTCCTGATTTATATTCGGGTATTAGGTTTTTTCTATTAATAGTAGAATTAACACCATCAAATACGACATATACTTCTGTAGGGTTGGTTTGTTTTATCATTGCTCCTAGAGATCTAAAAAATCCTCCTAACCCACCAATATGAACCCCATCGGGGTTAACCATATTTAACATAGCGAAGTTTCTAAAAAATAAGTTTAAACCATCTAATAACAAAACTCTTCTATTTTCAGACACACCCCTAGCCTCCTCTTTATTATTAAGAAGCTCTAGTAATTCTTTTTTATTCATAATCTATTGTGGTTCTTCAGTATAAGAAGTTATATCATTATATTCATGATCCTCCTCTACTATTTGAAAATCCCCTCCACCTAAAATTTTCTCCCAGGATTTGGAATTTTCTTTCTTATAGTTTTTTAATTCAGTATCATTATCATTAATAAATCCGTGAGGTGTCATAACAATTCTACCTCTGGTTGTAACTCCATTAATATGGTTTTTATCGATTTGGAGATTAACACGTTTAGCAAATTCAACTTGTTTTCCATCCTTAATTGCTTTAATTTTAGATGTTCCTGCATTTGAAATGTTACCAAAGGTAACTACAAATGTAGAATCAAACCACATTGCGAATCCACCTTTATTCATTAGTTTGGGTTTCCCCATTGGTGATTCTGCTTTTGCCGTCCATACTTTGTTTATACAAACTAAGGTATTAGTAAAGGGAGATGATTCTTTTCTTGATAGTGTAATTCTTTGATTAACACTATTCCCAAATTGTGTTGACATAGCTCCAGCATTCCATTCATTATTATTTTTATTTGACTTAATAGACATTTCACAAGGTACTGATCCTATACTATCCCATAAGAATAGTAAGTCATAAGGTAAATTCCCTTTTTTCTGTTCATCAATTAAATCTAAAATAAATGAGGCTACATCTTCTATAGTATGAATTGATTCTCTATCTATATAAATAAATTCACCCCCATAATTTATAATCTCACCCGTTTCTTTATCTACAATTTCCTCAAAATCTAAACCCATTTGTTTAGCATGTTCCCAATTCCACTTCATTTCAGTAATGATAAAAACAGGTAATACCCCTCGTTTTTGAGCGGAGACCGCTGCTTCTAAAAGAGCTGTTGTTTTACCAGAATCTGAATGTCCTCTAAGGAGTACAATATGTCCTGTAGGAATACCCGGTATTGATGTAACGTCTTGGAATGCCCTTGAAAGTGGTATCCATTCTTGTTCTTTAAACTTTATATTTTGCTTAAGTCCCTTCTTTTCTTTGAAGGAACTTAAATCAAATTTAGATTTTATTTCTTTGGAGACTGCCTCCTGTAGTGATTTTTTTCTGGCCATATTATCTTTTAAAATGGTAAATCATTGTCAAATAGATCATCAAATTCTTTATCTTTAGCTTTTTTAGGTGTACCCTGAGATGTTAAATTAAAATTATTATTTGAAGTATTTGTTGTTGTTTTATTGTCATCAAATGCTACTGCATCCTCAGATACTATTGAATCCTCTTCATCTCCTCCTGATAGATAATTTTGAAGTTCATCTTTTAATTTTTCGTAAGGGTATTTGTATCTTTCTTCTAATAAAATAGGTTGATTAGATAACCAATTTTCAACTTCACTAGCATCTTCACTTAGAGGTGTTTGTTTTGGTTTAGGTCTTAAACCTAATTGAAATCCAGGTCTATCTTGAACTTTAGTAGCTGTTACTACAAAATCAAACCCTTGAGCCACATCAGTAAAATCTCCATAATCCTCATCATCAGCTATAGATAATAGTTCCATATAAAGTGTTTTACTAAATTCGAATAATCTAACTCCTTTTTCCTCTTCACCCTTAACTACAACAGGAGCAAATACTCTCAATTTAGGTTCTAATTTTTTAGCTAATCTCCAATTTTCAGAGTCCCCCGTTGTTCTTAATTTTTTACAAAAATCAACAATTGGATCTTGTTCCCCCCAATTAGTTAAAGCCATAATTGGAAATTTACCTACTCCGTAGTGCATATAAATTTCTTGAAATGGGTTTTGTGAGTTTAATTTTGAGGGAACAAATCTTATTTTATATTTCCCTTCCTGTTTCGGTTTCCAATAGATTAAGGTATAATCCTTTTTTTCTTTGCTTCCACCATTACTGCTTTTATTTAAAGTAGCCAGTTTACTTTTGATTGTGTTTAAATCCATAATTATAACATTTTTTATTTATAATATGAATATAATAAGGAAATATTAGGAGGCCAAACTAAGTATTTATTATTTTGTGAATTTTAGTTTTCAGTTGTTTTAATTCACCTTGCCTTGTTAGTAAAATACAATTTTTAAAATTATTCCATTCTATAGGGAAACTTTTATCAACGAACCCACCATTTAGGGTTTTGATAAGTTCATTTAGTGCATTTATGGTATATAAAGTGTTTGTATGTTTTTTTCTATGAACTAGGATAGTACTTGGAGGTAAACTTTGTATGTTTCCCTGATCTATATTGTAAGTTATAACGTATTCATTGCTTTCTTTTATATGGAGAGCAAATATTTTATTATACATTATACTATAGTGGGTTGTTAAGTTTTTAACCAATTCATCCATCCCCTCCAATGTGGTAAAAGTACACAGTAATCTATTATTCAAAATATCATTATTAGTTAAAATGTTGAGGTTTAAGTCAACGTCGTATTCATGATTATAAATATTAGATTCTAAAGTTAAAGTATTCATTTTTGTTATTTTTTTATAGGTACCATTTCATGATAATTAATTCCTTGTTTTTCTTTTATGTTTAATTTATATTTTTTAAATACTTCTTGTATTTGAAGTAATAAATTTTTATCTTCCTCATTATAATCTAGTAAAAAACTATCATAAGTATATAATACTAATTCCGTTTTCCCACCTCTTAAAATACCTATTATATCCCATAATATTAATACATTTTGTGCCGTTTCTAATGCTTGTAAAAGATAGTTAAATAATTTTTGAGGATTCATCTCTTCAAGTTTATTTTGTTGGAATTTATATTCAGATATAGGACATTCTATAAAGCCTTGATTTTGAAACAAGTTCCATAGATTATCTACATATGCCTTTGTTTTTTGGAAAAATTCTAAATGTTGATATTGTTTGAATACACCCCCATATAATTGTTTAAAAGTGAGTTCTTTTGATTTTTTATAATTTACCCCATACATCTCAGCAAAAGATTGATGGATATCTGAAGTATTAAATTGATAATCTATAAGGTGACTTACTAATGTGGGGTGATAGGCTGATATATCTAGTTCTATAAATTTATTATTTTTAGGGATGATTGATTTTCTACATCCATCTTCTTTATTTAAGGCTGCAAAATTGATTCCTCCAAATCTATTAGAGGGTCTTGTGGTGGTTGTTTTATAATTATATTGTGTGTATACTGTATTTTGGTTAGGTTTATTGAAGTAGTCTTCAAAGAGGAGGGGATCAACTCGTAAACCATTCCTTTCGATGGAGTTGAATACCAATGGAACTCGGTTGTTGTAAAATTTATTTGTGGGTTCATTTATATAGGATTTTAAATTGTTAT